GCTGGCACAATCAAACTCTATGGAATTAAGGATTCATAATGGCTTTAGTTAAATTAAATAATAGAGGTGTAAGATCAGCTACTACTTTTGGAAGTATATCAGCTTTAGGAGAAATGAGGTTTATTAAAAAACTGACAGCAGATGGTTCAGGAACTACTTTATCTTTTGTTGACGGTAGTTCTGATGTAGTATTTGATTCTACTTATAAAGAATATTTATTTACTTTTAAAGATATACATGCACAGTTTGATAATGTAAATTTTCAATTTAATGGATCTGATGACGATAGCAGTCACAGTTATGATGTAACTAAAACTACAACTTTTTTTGATGCTAGGCATGATGAAGCAGATAGTGGAACTAGTGTAGGCTATGCTACAGCAAACGATTTAGCACAAGGAACTGGATTTCAAATGCTATCACCTAATGTTGGAGCTGGTGCAACAGACGAATGTACTGCTGGTTATTTACGTATATTTAATCCTAGCAGCACTACTTTTGTAAAACATTTTATTTCTAGATTTAATGTATACCATGCTAGTGATTATACTATGGATTATTACATGGCAGGATATTTTAATACAGCTGCTGATATTACAGCGATACAATTTAAGTTTAATACTGGAAACATAGACGCTGGCGATATCTGCCTTTACGGAATTAATTAAACATGATATATGAATTAAAAGGAGAAAACTATGCCAAGATATCATAACATAAACGGTAATAGAGTTCAGTTTACAGCTGAAGAAGAAACAGCTAGAGATGCTGAAGAACAAGCGTGGGCTGATGCAGCACCTGCTAGAGCTTTAGCTGATCTAAGATCTAAAAGAAATAGATTATTAGCTGAAACTGATTACTATGCTTTATCCGATGTAACTCTATCTGATGCTATGACAACATATCGTCAAGATTTAAGAGACTTACCTGCAGGTAAAGATACTGTTGACAAATGTAATAACGCTACATGGCCGACTAAACCATAAGGCATAAAATAATATGCTACAGAAATTAAAATTTCAGCCTGGATTCAATAAACAAGTCACAGCAACTGGCGGCGAGGGCCAATGGGTGTCAGGAGACTATGTAAGATTTAGATATGGAACCCCTGAAAAAATAGGTGGTTGGGCTCAGTTAGGAGATGCTACTCTTACAGGAAGAAACACTGCTATACACCATTTTGTTAATGCAAATGGTATTAAGTATGCAGCATTAGGCACAAACAGATTTTTATATATATACTCAGGGGGAGCATTCTATGACATTACTCCTATTAAAGCTACAACTACACTAACAAGTGCTTTTACAACGACACAAAGTGATGCAACGGTTACGATAACTTTTGCATCTGATCATAACATTACTAAATACGATATCATTCGTTTAGATAATTTTAGTTCAGCAACCAATTCTAATTTTGATTCGGATGACTTTGATGATACTAATTTTATGGTGACAACTGTTCCAACTTCTACCACAATCACTATTGAAATGGGATCAGCTGAATCAGGATCAGGAGCTAGTACTTCAGGTGGAGTAAGGGTTCAACATTTTTATTCAATAGGACCTGCGGTTGAGGCATCAGCTGCTGGTTGGGGACTAGGTTTATGGGGTGGTACTGTAGCAGGTGAAGTTTATGATACTTTAGATGGTGCATTAACTTCAGGCTCATCTAGTATTGTCCTTGATGATTCAACAGGATTTCCTGCATCAGGATCAATTTTAATAGACAGTGAAAGAATTGCTTATACAACAAATACTACAGGAACAGGAACTTTATCAGGATTAACAAGAGGATCAGATAACACAACAGCCGCATCACATAGTGATGCAGCAACAGTAACTGATGCTTCTGAATATACTAAATGGGGTGCATCACAAACAGGTGATATTATTACAGCTCCAGGTCTTTGGTCCTTGGACAATTATGGAAATAAACTTATTGCAACTATCGTTGATGGTGCAACTTTTGAATGGGATTCAAATGCTACAGGTGCTACAGGAACTAGAGCAACAATCGTTGCTAACGCACCAACAGCGGTAGTACAAACATTAGTATCCACTCCCGATAGACACTTAGTATTTTTTGGAACAGAGACAACCATTGGAACGACATCGACACAGGACGATATGTTTATTAGATGGTCGGATCAAGAATCAATTAATACACCAACTTCATACACTCCTTCGGCAACCAATACCGCTGGCACACAAAGACTGGCTGACGGAACACGGATCGTTGGAGCGATTAGAGGTCGGGATGCTATTTACATTTGGACTGATACATCTTTATTTATTATGAGGTTCGTTGGTGCTCCTTTTACTTTCTCATTTCAACAAGTTGGAACGAACTGTGGATTGGTAGGAAAACATGCAGCCGTTGAGGTTGATGGTTCTGCTTACTGGATGTCAGAGAATGGTTTCTTTAGATATACTGGTAAACTAGAATCTCTAGCATGTTTAGTTGAAGATTATGTTTATGATGATATTAATACAGTTCCTAAAAATCATATCTATGCAGGGTTAAATAACTTGTTTGGTGAAGTTACTTGGTTCTATCCAGGTAGTGGTGCTGCATCTAACAATAGATCAGTAACTTATAACTTTATGGATTCAACACCAGAGCGACCAGTATGGACTACAAGTTCACTTTCAAGAAGTTCGTGGTTTGATTCATCTATATTTGGAAAACCACATGCAACAGAATATGATTCAAGTGCCACGAGTGATACAACAGTTGGTAATACTGATGGTGTTACAGTTTACTATGAACATGAAACTGGACAAGATCAAATTAAAGCAGGAGCAAGAACTGGTATTTCAGCTAGTATTCAATCAGGAGATTTTGATATATCTATGGGTCAAGGTGGTGGAGCAGACTTAAGAGGAGACGGTGAATATATGATGAAAATTAGAAGAGTATTACCTGACTTTTTATCACAAACAGGTGATGCAAGAGTGACATTAAATTTAAAAAATTATCCAACAGATGCAGAAGCAAGTTCATCTTTAGGACCATTTACATCTACAACAAGTACAGATAAAATAGATACAAGAGCTAGAGCAAGAGCTATAGCTTTAAAAGTAGACAACATTAGTATTAAACAACACTGGAAGCTTGGCACTTTTAGATTAGATATACAAGCGGACGGGAGAAGGTAATGGCTAGAATTGTACAATCATTAACGCAACCTTTAGAAAAATACGATCAACAAATACAACAATCATTTGTTAGAGATGTTGATAGTATAGTACAAAAATTAAACACATCCTTTCAACAGGATTTAAAAGAAGAGGCGGAAGCGGAAGCTTTCTTTTTAGGATAATGGCTAATACATTTGTAAACAAAAAGAAGGATTTAACTAGTACGTCAGCTACTACATTATATACAGTACCATCGGCAACAACAGCTGTTATAAAATCAATACTAGTATCTGAAGATTCAGGTAATGCTGATACTATAACAGTAACTTTAACCGATACAGATGCCGCTGTTTTTAGCCTATTTAAGACTAAATCCATATCAGCTAACGCAACAACCGAATTATTATCTGCACCTTTAGTGGTAGCAGAAAGTGAAATTATAAAAGTAACCGCAGCAACGGCTAATAGATTACATGTCGTGTTGTCTGCGCTCGAAATTAAGCCTAGAGTAGTTACATCATAGGCTTGATTTACTTGTAAAAAACAAGTAATATAATAAACCCAGGTGAAATTCCTGCCTTTAACAATTAACACAAAATTATGGCTATAGATTATAACTCAGGAATATCATCATTGGACACAGGCGCACCAGATATTAAATATACAGGTGACGAAGGTCCTAGATCCCCAGAAGAAAACAGACAAATCGCTTCAGCTATATTAGGCGATGAATCTGGAGATATTGCAAGTGAGTTATGGAGTGGAATGTCCCCTTCAGAAAGAAATGAATGGGGAAGTATTGAGAATTTTATACAAAGCGACGATTTCAAAACTATATTAATAAATTTACAAACAAGAAGAGGAAGTAGAGGAGGCATACAAATGGCTTCTGCTGCTGATCCAATATTGCAAGAAGAATATGATAAATATGTTATTGAAATGGAAGAGATGGGACAACAACCAATGTCCTTGGAACAATTTAGACAACAAGCTGTAGCTGGTTTGGCTACTGGTGGGAGAGCGGGATACAGAAATGGATACTCGGTTCAAGGTGGAGTTAAAAATTATTTAGGAGACCAAGAAACAGTAAGTAATGTTCCAGTTAAATGGAGATCAGGACCTGATACACCAGAAACAGAATTAGCATACATTACAGATGCA